GCTACTAATAGAGTTGTTGAGGTTGATGGGCGACAAGTGTTAGTTAATACCGTTTCTGGTGAGAAGATTGCTGACCTCGGTGCTGTATCTAACAAAGTAGGTGCTTTACCTGAAGTGGCTAAATTACAACAATATCGTGAACAGTTGGTTACTCAGTTTGGTGAAAGTGATCCGCGAGTTAAAGAAATTGATGCCGCTATTGCTAAGTCTACTCGTCAAGGTAAAACTCTTGAGGAAACAATGGGTGCTGGTTTAGGAGCTATAGCTTCTGCAATGGCTGGCGCACAAGCTAAGAAGGCTGCTGAAGCTGGTGGCACTGAAGTAGGTAAGCAAACAGCTAACGTACAAGGTAAGTACACTGCTTTAGGTTCAATCAAAGACGCTGTTGATATGCTCGATAAGGGTATCTATAGTGGCGGCTACGGCCCTGCACAAGAACTAGCTGCTAAATATGCTGGTGGTATCTTGCGTAAAGATCGTTTAGCTAACACTCAGGAGTTCCGCGCATACATTGGCGATGTTGTTATTCCTCGTCTGCAAGAATTTGGTGGTAATGACTCAGTTGAAGAACTGAACTACTTACGTTCTGTTATGGCTGGAGACACCTCAATGGAAGGTTCTGCAATTAAGAATATTCTTCAGAAAGCAGACCGTAAGATTCGTGCAGGTATTGACCGTCTTGAGAGACAACAAACAGCTGTGACAACAGGTAAACCCCTACCTATTGGTGATACAAGTGCTCCAGCAGCGCCTAAAGCCACTAAACGATTCAATCCTGCTACAGGCCAAGTCGAAGCAGTTAAGTAAGGAAGCACATGCCACAATACATTGAAGTCGGTAACGATGTTATCGAGTTTCCTGACAATATGTCTGATCAGCAGATCGCCGCTGTTCTTAAAGGACAAACAACACCTAATAAGCAAGCCCCTGAGCAGAAATTCAGTGGTTTCTTAATGGGTTTAAAAGACCCTATTAGCGGCGGTGCACAACTGCTTGAGCAAGCCTTACCTAAGTCGTTGGTCAACAAGATCAACATGGTAAATAATGAGTTAGCTAAGTACGGCCTAGTGTCTCCTGTAGGCGCTGGTGGTGTTACTGAGCAAGTTGCTAAAGAGCAGCAAGCCTATCAAGCTCAACGACAAGCACAAGGCGAAGGTGAGAACATTGACTGGTCACGTGTAGCCGGTAACGTACTTAGTCCTGCTAACTTGGCTGTTGGCGGTGCTGTGGGTGGTTTGGTGACTGCTCCTGCTCGTCAAGCGGCTGCGGTAGGCGCTACTCAAGGCTTACTAATGCCTACAGACACAACTACTGACTTTGCTGAAGAGAAAGCTCGTCAAGCTGCTCTAGGCACTGTGGGCGGTGTTCTTGGTGGTGCTGTTGTTAAAGGCGCTGGTAAGGCGTTAAGTCCTGTAGTTTCCGCTGCTGAACAAAAGCTTACTGACTTAGGTGTTAAGCTTACTCCCGGTCAACTGATAGGAACTCCCGCACGAGACTTAGAGTCTTTTGCTTCTAATGTTCCTTATGTTGGCCCTTCTATTACAGCTGCTAAAGAACGAGCTATTGCGTCCTTTAATAAAGGTGTTCTGAATAAGACACTAGCAAAGATTGACGACAAACTCCCTGAAAACATAGCTGGTCGTGACGCAGTGTTGTACGCTTCTGATCAAGTGTCCAACGCTTATGATAATGTATTGTCGAAAATGAACTTTGATTTAAATTTCAAAGTAAGTTCAGATATGTTGGGAGCTTTGAATAAATCTAGCTTACCTTCTGAAGCTCAAAAGATGGCTGCTATGGACATCTTAAATAGAACTGCTTTGTCTCGCTTTGATAAACAGACATTGACTGGTGCTGAATATAAACTCATTGAATCGGATCTTCGTAAGGAAGCTTCAGGTTATTTGAACAGTACAACACAAGCAGAGAAACAAATTGGACAAGCTTTAAAGAATGTCTTAGATGTTTTTAAGAAAGAACTTGCTGTACAGAATCCTAAACAAACCTCTAATCTTCGTCGCATCGATGCCGCTTACGGAGATCTGGAAGTCATTCAAACAGCAGCAGCTAACTCAGGCGCTCAGGGCGGTGTCTTCACACCGAAGCAGTATCAAACAGCTGTACGTCAACGTGACATTAGCCGTAATAAGAAATCCTTTGCTCGTGGTACAGCCCGTGGACAAGATGTTTCCGATGCCGCTTTAGATATTATGGGTGAAAGCCCTAGTGCTACTTTAGAAGGTCGCTTGGCAGCGTCTGCAACTGGTTTGTACGGAGTGCTACAGAATCCCGCTATTGCCGCTGGTTTAGCTGTCACTGCCCCTATCATGTATTCTGAATCAGGCATCAACGCAATGAATGCTCTCATGCGTAGTCGTCCTGAGATTGCTCAAAAAATAGGCAAGCAATTAACGGAACGTGCTACACGAGAGGGTAGTATCACAGGCGCTCAAGTGTTGGAAGAATACAACAGGTCTATTGCTCCTCGTATTGAGCTGAATGGTATGGCACGATAGAACATGCCTCTAATAATCCTTGCTGGTGCTCTCAAGGCTGTTGAGGCTATCCAGCAGGGATGTGAGCTATACAAAGAATACAAAGGTGTAGTCCTTAAAGCGAAGGAGACCTTTGATGAGGCTAAAGAGCACGTAGATGAGGTATTAGGTCTATGGGGGTTCATTAAGTCTAAGCTGTTTCCTACGTCAAAGGAGCCTGATAAGCCTGTAGTGACGGAAACTCCTACAAAGACTCAACAGAAGGTTACACAAAGAGTAACTAATAGGCGAGTACCTCAGAGTGAGCAAGAGATTAAGAATGACCTCATAAAGAACTTGAAAGTGTTCTTTAAGGCCATGATAGCGATAGACAAGAAGATAGCTGAACAACAGTTACGGATAGATACTCAGTACATTGAACCTGATGAGCTACTAGATGTCTCCTTAGACTTAGTAGTGGCTAAGAAGGAAATGGAGAAGGCTCAGAAAGAACTGAGAGAGGTTATGGTCTACCAGAGTCCTCCTGAGTTAGGGGCACTCTATAGCGATGTAATCGAAATGTTCGGAATAGTGCAGGAGAAACAAGAAATAACGCACTTGTTAACGATTAAGCGCAGAAAAGAAGAAGTATTTAAGAAGACTAAGTTAGTTAACAAGATACGTAAACGGATAGCATTGGTCGTAGTAATGGCTATATTGGTATTGGAAATATGGGGACTAACAGCAGCGATTCTTCTAGCGAGACACTCTATGTAAGCTTCCTCGTGTTGCTTACCTTGTTGTTCTGTCTTATCTTACCTTTTGAACTCTACTTATATCTTATCGTAAAGGACGCTGTAGCGGCGTGTAAACCAGCATGAACATGAGGTACTCCGAATGAATGAATTGATGAACCTGCTTAAAAGTGCAGCACCAGCTCTAGCGACTGCCGTGGGAGGCCCTCTAGGTGGTATGGCTATGAACGCTATTGCCGCTAAGTTAGGCGTTGACGCTACCCCTTCAGCGGTCACTCAAGCTCTCAAAGACAATCCTGAACTAGCTGCGAAGCTCAAGGAGATTGATTGTAAAGAGTACGAAATTGAACAGACTAACCTCACTGAGCGCATGAAGGCTGACATGGCCTCTGACTCATGGTTGTCTAAGAACATCCGTCCTATGGTTCTAATCTTCTTGTTGGTTGCCTACAGTGGTTTCGCTATAGCCTCCATCTTTGAATATGAGACTCGTGGGGCTTATGTGGAGCTGTTAGGTCAATGGGGTATGTTGGTTATGTCCTTCTACTTCGGTGGTCGAACGATGGAAAAACTAGCTGATAAGGTCGGAAAGAAATAGTATATGAAAGAAATGTTCCAACAGTGGTTGAATAAGCCACCTCTAACAGAACAAGAGATTGAGATCCGCACATGGGCTTTTGTCGTGCGCTCGATCACTTGTATGGTAATGATTATTGCCTTCGGTGTCCTGTGGCTCATTGGCTTTGAAGAACAGACAGGTGAATTAGCCCCTATCGACGCTGTGTTCCTTGAGATCCTCAAAGCTATCGCATTCATGGGCGTAGGCGCTATGGGCGCTATCTCAGGTCGTAAAAGCTCACCAGCACCCACTAAAGACGAGGAGTAATCATGCAGCTTTCCGAGCACTTTTCACTTGAAGAAGCGACCTACAGCGAGACTGCTGTGCGTAACGGTATCGACAATCAACCTTCCACTGTTCAACTGGAGAACATGAAGACAGCAGCTCAGAAGCTTGAGCAACTAAGAGCACTGACAGGCCCTCTACGTATTAACTCATGGTTACGTCTACCCGCCGTTAACGTGGCTGTTGGAGGCTCTAAGGTTAGCTCACACATGGACGGTTGGGCTATTGATGTGTCTTCATCGAAGCTGACTCCGTACCAACTGTGTCAGGAAGTCAAGAAAGCTGGCATCAAGTTCGATCAGATCATCCATGAGTTCGGTCGTTGGATGCACATCTCCTTCGCACCTGAGATGAGACAACAAGAACTGACTATCTTCAGACCGGAGAACAAGTACAAAGCAGGTATCCTCACTGAAGAGGAATACCACAAAGCGTAGTATTCGCCATTCGCGAATAGCAAACAGAGAAGGCCCCTTTTGAGGGCCTTTTTTGTTATACGAAGATGATTGCCATAGTGACAAACCCTAAGTGAATCAGGATAGCGTTAGCCATCTCGTACACATCTTCGTCAGTCTCAACAACGGCTTGCTCAGTATGTTGAATACCTAGTACAAGTCCTCCAGACCATGAGAAGTCTACTATCATGTCCAATGCCTCCACGTGTTAGCGATAATATGAAAGCAGGTGATCATTTCAACCACCCGCATGAGGATAACGACCTTAGAAGGCAATCTCACAAGCTCCGGCAGTGCAAGACAGCATCTGAGCACCTTCTACGTTATCGGTAGCTTCGCTCATTTTCTCCCAATCAATCGATGTAGGCATCGCCATGAGCATTGAATCATACGTTGCTTCGTCGATAGACTCATAGGGAGCCTGTCGATACGTACCGCCATCCATAGGCAAATACGATACGCCAGTGATCTCATCGAAGTTCTCCCATGTCCACGCTCCCACCTTAGGCCACTCATTCTCATTGACGGAAATAGTCACTGAAGGCTTATGTTCACACCAATGGCGCTGGAATGTCAACCACAAGTCCAAGTGTTCAATAGCGTTCAAGTCCTCACGTAGACGAGCACCCTCAGGTGTCTTCATGGGGAAGGAGAAGATAGCTGTTGACTCAGGTTTCATCACACAAGGCTCCCAAGGGAATCCAGCATCCTTCAAGAACTGAGTGAGAGGATCTTTGGCATCAGAGCGTACACGACGAATAAAATAAGCACTGTGTTGAGGATGAATGCCGCTAGCAGTACCAGTAAGCTGGCTAACCGTACCTTCGGGTTTGACACAGGTGATTGCAGCAGAAGCATTGATGCCAAGTTCAGCAGCAAGAGACTTATTAATATCCACAGCAACATTCTTCAGCTCCTCCAAACGTGCTGGCAGATCCTTGTCGTAAGCATTGTTGAGCAAGGTATTGTCTAGGATACCAGTCATGGAGACACCCAACAAGCGTTCTTCCTCAGTGTTAGTCTGCCACACCTTACGTAGGTACGGGAAGTTAGTCAAGGTCGATTGGAAGGTTCCCAAGATTGTCGCAATAGTGACTTTTTCTTTAAGAGACTCCAGTGTATCCCCCGAACGCACAATAACTGAACTGAGGTTGCAAAATTGGTAAGGCCGGAGAATGATTTCAGAACAAGGGTTAGTACCCCATTCTTTACCGAGTACACGACGACCATTCTTAGACGCTTGAATCTCAGACGCATAGCGGTTAAAAATGCCACGCTCTCCTGAATGACTTTCATAGATATTGCTCCACTCTCGCATGAATTGACCCACATCGGGCTTGACATCGTACACAGCTGAATTGTTAGCTAAGGCACGTTGACCGTTACCGTCCCACCAGTTACCGGCTTTAGCGTGAGCCATACGATCATCGTCTAGGTCAGACAGAGAGATCATAGCTGATCGACGAACTCCACCGACAACCACAACTTCTCCAATTTTACACAGAATATCATGAGCTTCAATCGAGAAGAGCTTGCGGCCTTGGGCAGCTTTAAACTTAGCGACCACGTACTTAAAGAGCTCGACCAACGGCTCTGGGCCACTCGCACGGCCCCCGAAGGTCTTGAGGCGTGTGCCAGCAGGACGCACAGCAGAGACATCCCACTTAGGGACTTCTCCAGCCCATAGGAGTGCCATGACCTGACGGAGAGCCTTTGCCCATCCCTCTTTGGAGTCTTTAACGTGAACCACAGTATTAGACTCATAAAGAGTTTCAGGGATTTCAGGTAAACGGTTGACATACTTACGCTCCACGGAGAAACCTACGCCTGTACCACACAGGAGGATGTACATAGCCTCATCGAAGGCTTTAGGGTCGTCAATGGGGAGGAATGAACAGTTATAACCAGCTACGTTCTGACGCTCCAATGCCTCACCTGAGGTCATAATTGATCTCATGCTAGGCATAACGTCCAAGTTGACGATAGCATTGAAGATACGGTCATACATTGGGCCATCAATGGTGTAATTGTGGTTCTTCTGTAGGTGTGTATACATGAACTGCATATAGCGATGAGCTGTCTCGTGCCAGTGTTCACGGCGACCTTTATCGTCCAAGTAGCGGCTATAGCGTGACTTAGCGATGTAGGTCTGATAGGGGGTCATTTCCATTTGATGATTGTCCTGTTATGTGTTGTTGTTAAATTTCGAAGGGCACGTATTCTAATACGCTGAGATCATTTTGTCAAGATACCAGCGAGCTTTTTTGAGGTCTTCTACACCATTTTTGTCCATGAAGCGCATTAAGTACTGCATAAGTTGTACATAATCTGATTCAAACAGAGGATTGTCTTTATCCTCAAACATTAAACCCGAATGCTTGTAAAGCTTTTGTACTAACTTAGCAATCACATCACGTACTTCAATGCCCTCTTCCTCAAACAGCATATAGTGCTTAGGTTTACTAATTACATCGTAACTAGCTGTTCCGTTCAACCCTGCTTTCCACTCTTCGATCTCTTTAATTGTCGGTTTGACTGCCATATTTACGCTCCAAGTATTCGATTGATAAGAACATCTCATCGAAGTGTCCGTCCTCTACCTCGTTCATGACCAATAAGCCTCGCCAGTGACGATTGCTTAGTTGATCCATGTAGTCTTCATCATGTAGGTAATAGCTACCAGCGACAATAGCGCATATAGGCTTGCCATCAGCACGTTTCCCATAGGCGATCTGCTTGCCCTGTTGATGTCCTGCCACACAAGACATATGAAGCTTACTGATAATAGCAGCGGGAGAAGCAGCAGGTCTACCCATAGCACCGACAGGCCAATAGTGATTGAAGCCAACACCATTAATGAATACAGGATGTAAGAACTCATGTACTTCCCAGTCTTTCAAGTTAAGGTCATCATAGGTCAATAGACCTTCAAGCATAGGATTGTTGTTCACAGCCCTCGTGAGGCGATGCTCATGG